CATCCTAAAGGGTCGGCAGTTGGGGATTACCACCATCAGTCTGGCGCTTGACCTGTACTGGCACTTCACCAACCCTGGCTTGCAGGGAACGCTGACCACCGACACGGAAGAGAACAGGGATATGTTCCGCTCCACCTTGTCGATGTACATGGAAGGTTTGCCGAAGGAATACAAGATTCCCCTGCTTGCTCACAACCGGAACCAGTTAAGTCTGCGTAACCGTAGTCGCCTGTTCTACCAGGTCGCAGGAACGCGCAGCAAGGGCACTCTGGGGCGCGGCAAGGCAATCACTTACCTGCATGGTACTGAGACCTCATCCTGGGGCGATGAAGAAGGCCTAGCGTCTCTGCTGGCGTCTTTGGCTGAGACCAACCCAATGCGGATGTACATCTTTGAGAGTACGGCGCGTGGCTTCAATATGTTCCACGATATGTACGTCACCGCGAAGAGGGCGAAGACGCAACGTGCAATCTTCTGTGGTTGGTGGCGCAACGAGTTCTACGCCGCTGATCCCAAGTCTGATGTCTACAAAGTCTACTGGGATGGGAAGCTAACGTCCGAGGAGAAGGAATGGACGAAGGACATCAAGAAGCTCTACAACGTCGAGATCAATTCCCGCCAGATGGCGTGGTGGCGTTGGAAGATGACTGAAGGCATCAAGGACGATTCCCTGATGTACCAAGAGTTTCCTCCGACTGAAGACTATGCCTTCGTCATGACTGGCACTTCTTTTTTCTCAAACTCAAGGTGTACCGATGCAGCCAAGATTGCAAAGAAGATTCAACCCGATTTCTATCGTTACACGATGGGGTCGTACTTCCAAGACACAGAGGTCATTAAGTCTACGGAAAGGCTTGCAACCCTCTCCGTATGGGAGGAGCCAATTGATTCTGCATACTATGTTATTGGCGCTGATCCTGCCTATGGTTCTTCTGATTGGGCTGATAGATTTTGCATACAGGTGTTTCGTTGCTACGCAGATGGCATGGAACAGGTGGCAGAGTTCGCAACGTCAGAGATGAACACCTACCAGTTTGCGTGGGTCATCGCTCACCTGGCTGGCGCTTACAAGAACAGCACGCTCAACCTAGAAGTGAATGGGCCAGGTCAGGCTGTCATCAACGAACTGCGAAACCTCAAGAGGCTGGCCGCTGCTCAGGGCGGCAGAATAGGGCGTGACCTACTAGACGTTCTTGGCTCAATGCAGAACTACATCTGGCGGCGTAACGACACGCTGGGTGGCATGAGCAACAGCATCGGCTGGCTGACAACCTCCGCGACTAAGGAGCGGATGCTCAACTACATGAAGGATTACTTTGAGCGCGGAATGATGGCGATCTACTCGATGGATACCATCGAAGAGATGAAGACGATGGTGCGCGACGGTGGGTCAATTGAAGCTACTGGGCGCAACAAGGATGACCGAGTCATCGCCAGCGCACTGGCCGCTGCTGCTTATGCAGAACAAGTACAACCTCGCCTGATTGCCCAAAAAATTACGCGAGACGTATCTAGGAAGCAAGAAGACTTTACGCCTGAACAGATTGCAGTTGGACGCAGTGTTTCTGATTACTTAAAGAGGATTGGCATCTATGGACAAGACCAAGTTTGACCGTTACACCAAGAAAATCTATTCAACAATCTATTCAGAGCCAGAGACTCAGAACTTCCATGTTCCCCTTATAAAACAATCGGTTGAGAACTTTGTTCCGCTCATGAAACTGGACAAGAATTCATTCATTCTTGACATCGGTTGCGGACAAGGCACCTTTGCCAAACAGATGAAGGATCTTGGCTACCCGCAAGTTGTTGGCGTCACCATGAGCCAGGATGATTACCTTGCTTGCCAGAAGGAAGGTCTAATCGTCCGCAAGGGCGACATGAGTGATCTGGAAGACGAAGACGACTCTGTAGACGGCATCTGGTGTCGTCACGCCATCGAACATAGTCCGTTCCCCCTGCTCACTCTGCTTGAGTTCAATCGCGTCATGAAGCGCGGAGCGCGTCTGTACATTGAGGTGCCTGCGCCGGATACTGATCGTTATCATGAAGACAATCCCAACCACTACAGCGTTATGGGCGAAAGAATGTGGGTCAACCTTTTCTACCGCGCTGGGTTTGAGTCTGTAGAGACCGGCATTTGGGAGTTTGGTGTTACCGAGGGCGAAGTGGAAAAGAGCGAAAAGTTCTTTTGCTTCTTGTTCAAGAAGAGGAATTCAATTGATTATTCCGAAAAATGAACTCAAAACTCAGGTGCTGCGGTTCATTGACAACAAGAACCGTGGCATTAGCCTGCGATTGTTCTGTGAACTGGCTGGCATTGACCTACGTACCCTGATGGATGTGTTTGTGCGCGAGGAATACCCGATGACGGAGTACGTCCAGATTCGGGTATCCAAGGCGTATAGCTCATGGAAGAACGGCGAAGTGGCAGTGATGGAGAAGCGGAACCGCGAACGCTTCGTCACTTACCGTAAGGAAGCAAAGCCTGCGTTAACACGCGGCTACGGTTTAGAAGTATCTGATGGCAAAATCAAACTTAATGTTGGCATCAAGAATCGAAATGACTACTCGACGCCAACGCTGGAAGAACAACTAAGGGGATAACATGATTCTGCGAGACTACAAGTGCGATGAACACGGATTCTTTGAAAACGATGTGCCGGTCTGTCCGCATGGTTGCACCGATTCTGTGTTTGCTGTTTACCTTAAGGCGCCTGGCCTCAAGTCAGACCGAACCAAGAAGGCAGATGACACTCTGAAAGGGCTGGCGTCAGACTTCAACATGACTGACATCAAGTCCACCCGCGAGGGGGAGCATCAGACTGGATACCTTGCTCGCAATGCTTCCGAAGAGGCAAAGCGGGAACCGCGCCCTGGCGACAACGCTATTTGGGGCGGCGGGTTCAAGGGGCTGAATATGCAAAACATTTTGGCAGGTCGTGCGGTACAATCAATCCACGGAGAGTCAGTTGGATTGAATCCAAAGGACGCTGGTAACTTGACAGGGCCGAAGGCGGCGTCGTATATGCAAGACCATGAAGGGCTAGCGATTAAACCAGACTAATGCGTATACCTACCAACCCAGCAGACCGCGAGGATTTCTACCTCGACTTGATTCAAAAGTGCATGGTGTCTCGTGAAGAGCGCCGTGCCGACTATTCCAGTCTGCGGTCTTGGTATTTGTTTGGTGCTGGGCCGGAGGAATCTCCGGCTCACTACAACAAGATTTATCCGCACATTGATCAGCTAACCTCGTTCCTGTATTCATCAGAAACGACTCGCTTCAGCATCAACCTTGGTGCATCTGTTCACGATGAACAGCACAAGAAGATTCCAGTTTTGACTCAAGCCCTCAACGACGAGTGGTTGAACAGCAACGCCGACCAGGTGTTCAGCATGGCGCTGACTTGGTCGTTGTGCTTTAACTCCACGTTCATCAAGTTGATTTACAACAACGGTATCCACCCGTACATGGTGGAGCCTGGTGCGATTGGCGTGCTGCGCGAAGACGTACCATACTCTGACCGCCAAGAAGCTCTGGTTCACACTTACTACATCACCAAGTCTGAACTGTATGCCCGCCTCTACAGCCACCCGAAACGGGAAGAAATAGTAAAACGGGTTGGTTCTCAGGTGCATGAGAGCATGGTGTCTGTGCCGGAAGGCGTTGACCGCATCGTGATGTCGCAAACCAACCCCACCATCTACGGTACGGTGAACCTAGACTTGTACGGATACAACCGCTACAAGCCCCGCGTTGCCGAAGACACGGTAGAAATGCGTGAGCTGTGGGTGTGGAACGACGATGAACAGGACTATCAGGTGGTCACGATGGCCGATCCTGATGTTGTTATTTATGACCGTGTTGGCAAGAGCGTCTTCTTGAAGGGCGAATTGCCCTTTGTTCAGATTTGCCCGAACCCGCAGTTCGACTATTACTGGGGTCAGTCGGAAGTTCAGCGCCTGATTTTCCTTCAGCAGATGCGGAATCGCCGGATGACCGAGATTCTTGACCTGCTTTCCAAGCAAGTGAACCCGCCGATTGCCTTGACTGGCTTTACCGGCATCCTTGACGAGAAGAACTTTGCCCTGAATCGGGCCGGTGGTTTGCTTGCGTCGGATATGCCGAACGCCAAAGCAGACCGTCTTGCCCCGCAAATCCCAGGCGATTTGTACGAATCACTGCATGAAATTGACGCAATGTTCATGGAAGCCAGCGGTATCAGCAGCGTTTTGGCTGGTCGAGGCGAGCAAGGGGTGCGTTCAACGGGTCATGCCAGCCAATTGGCGCGTTTGGGTTCTAGCCGAGCCAAAAAGCGGGCCTTGATCATTGAAGATAGCCTTGAAAAGGTTGCAACCCTGTATTTGAAGCTCATGCAGGTCTACGACAACACTCATTTCAAGGATTTGGACGGAAATCCGTTCATTCCCGAACAATTTACCCGTG